CTGATGGCGTTAGACGTTGCCGTCTCTTCGCGAAGACGGATGATCCCGCAATTTATCCCTGCCGCCCTTGCTGTAGCGTTTTGATCCAGAAACGTGTACTCGGTATTTGAATCTGAATAAGTAACCTCGGCGGCTGACGTGGGGTAGTCCCCACCGATTCCTCCCGTTGTCGTGAAACTCAGTGTCCCGCCCGATGTCACCCTGATAGATGTTCCGTCACCGTCAATAAAGTATAGGTCGCCGCTGACTACTTCGAGCATACTTGAGTTGCTGCTACCGGTAGAGGCTGAACTAAGTGAATTGAATCTAGCACCACCCACCTCGGTGAGCTTGTTGCCGTTGCAATCAAGGGCTGCGTTGATATTTATCTCTGAGGGGACGATCAACGCTTCAAGGTCTGCTTCAACCTCGTCGCACCAGTTTTTAAGCTGAGTGGCCCAGTCAGGGCCAGTTGTAACCCCTACGGTGGGAAGTGGTGATGTTATTGCTACGCCTGGCATTTGTATCTCCTTAGAACACCCAAAGACTTATTTTAGATTTGGCGGAACCGGACAGGGTGGTAGGTATCAACCACAATTCCTCATCCGCTCGCCTGTTTGAATCCTGAGCGTCAGAAAAGAAAACCTGCTCTACCGTCTGACGAACAACAATCCACCCTCTCAGCTTCCGCCCGAGTCCGTGGCGAATCCTGTTAGTTTCATTTTCCGTGATACCGACATTTTCTAAGAGCCTGCCCTGTAGAAGGGGGGAGGCAGTCAGTTCGTTGAGTCGGTCTACGATAGTGCGCGTTTGCCTGTTCGCAGACTCTTCCTTGACTGCTATCTTCGCAATCGGTTTAAGCACTCGTGTGCCTCCACCAATCCGTTTCGCTGCTCATCCCGTCGTTGACGTCGGTTATTCGTCTGGGTGTAGACCACGCTCTATTTTGCGCCATCTCCTCGATCCTTACTTTGAGCCTAGCTAGGTCTCGTTCAAGTGGGCGAGTGTCGGATTCCTCCTTCTGGCGCATCTTGCGAGCCATATCCACCACGATAACCTCCTCCCAACCGGAAACCCCGTCGATTGTAATACCGTCGGCTGCACTGGTGAGGTCTGCCGGGGCAGGAATATACATGTGGCGGTAAGTGCTACCGGACGGGGCGGGAAGAAGCGACAAGTTGCTACCCTGAGAAGAATACGAGGTGGCGTCACCACTTGAGTTCTCGTATTTGTGGCGTTCCATGATCATGTACTCTTCAAGTGGAAAATAATCGTCCCCACTCTTCCGGTCCACTCTGATGGTGCCGTAGTAGTCACTTGGGAGTGCGTAGTTCTCGTTCCCGTCTGAAACGACGGTATGGGTGCCTGGGGTGAAGTAGATGAGCCCAGACTGCCACAAGAGATCGTACAGTTCTGTGTAAGATGCGGAGAGATACCCCTTTAGTTCACTGTCGGTGATGAATGTGGAGTTAACCATATCCGCCCGTTCTCTAGCGCGGGTGATAATTTGTAGGACTGTGAAAGTACGGGCCATGGTTCCCCCTAGTCTGGATCGTAATCCCTAGCCAATTCCTGGAAGCTCAGGAGAGCGTCAAGTTTCGCATCATCGTCTGACGCATTGCTGAAGTCTCTTACCGCTGCCTTTAGGTCGTCCCTCGAAGGGCCACGCCGCACTACTTTCGCAGGTGCGCTACCTGCCGGGGGTGTTTTACCACCCCCGAGCAAGAGAGCTAGCATTCCATTGGCTTTCGCCATTATTGCGCTACCGTCGTATTGCGGAAGACCGCAATGAAGTTGATGAAGGTTGCCGCTGGCAAGTCTCCTACCGTGGTTCCAGTTTCCGGGTTAGTCGTGACCACAAGCGTCGGATTTGCCCCGTCCGTATAGGTCGAGGTCATCACCGTCCAGCCGTCTGCGGTAGACTCCACAGTCGCCTCAAGGGAGACAACACAGGAGATGAATGCCGCATATTGGTCTGCAAATGTGATCGTGTAAATACCGGACGAAGTTCTGGCTACCGTCCACCCCGGTGGGTTTGCAATTGGGTACAAGGGCGGTGTTCCACCCTCAAACCGTCCCGCGATAATGACATGCGCTTTCCCGTCAGCATGTACGTCGTATAAAGTTGTCTTACTCATAGTTTCTCCTTTTTAGGAGGTCGGGGGCCTAAGCCCCCTTCCATGCCTAATGTTAGATGGTGAAAACACCATTCCATCCCGGAGCGACACATGCGAGTTGCGCCCAATAACGAGCACGGACTTCAATACCATCCGCTGCGGATTGGCGAAGTGCGTTGTTGCCATCGGTGTTATCGATGTGAGGGAATGCATCAAGGTGATGGATTGCCCACGTATCCATTTGAAGGACATACCCGCGATTGTTGGGGCAATCTGGATCCGGGTGAACCATAACAGGCCCAGCCGAGGTGTGGATTTGAACCCCACCAAAGCCAACGCCAGCAGTTCCACCAGCTCCGTCGTACTCAACCTTGGTGCCGAGGCCCTTAATCAAGTTGGAGAAGTTGCTGTGGGAGATGAAGCACTTTTCCGGGTGCCCACCCTGCCGTACAATTTCTTCCGAAAGAGTAAGGATATTCTCCTCGATGGAGTTACCGGTCGCGTCAACAACATGACCCGCTAAACGGGTACGATGGATCGAACGGTCAACACCAAAGAAACTCTCGCCACCGGATGGGTCCGTTACAGGCAACCATCCAGCAAGACCCGTCATCTTCAACGCCGCGCCGGTTGTGGTGTTAACGTCACCATGTTGGAAGATGTAGTCGTTGGTATCTACGGCAGCGTCGATAGCACTAGCGAAGGTGAGCACGCCGGTCTTCTCGTTGACTCCGGTCAGCTCGTTCTTCGTTGCAAGTGCGCTGGGGGTCGTACCGTTGGCAGCGAGGGTAAATACGTATGCACCACCAACTGCAAAGTTGCGAGCATCGTCGTTGTCTGCCAATGTGATTGTTGTGACAACACCATCGGGCGCACTTGCAACCTGCCCGAGAGCACCGTAACCGCTGCGGTAGCAGGCATGGGCTGCTGAGTTACCCAAGGACTTCAGCATCAAGTCAACTTCCATCTTACGTGCATTCAAGAACGCACCTTTGTTGGAGCGAGACGCACGGATTGTGAGTGCGTCAACGTTAACAACTGCGTAATCCCTGATCTGGGTCAAGGTCCATTTTTTGGAACGACTCGCGTTCGCATAGGTTTGAGCGTCCGCAAACGTAGCCGAACGACCACCTGGATTCTCATAAATGATGGGCAACACAAGGGCATCACCCTCGAAGTCGTCCAACTTCTTAACCATTGAAAGGAATGGGTGGCGCTTTACAGCCACGTTCTGCGGTACTCCAGCAGGATATAACTCCTTGAGCATCGCATCAAATTCGGTCATGTCTAAATCTACACCAGTAAATGCCATTTTCTAATTCTCCTATCCCCGTGTCAGTACCGCCATGGCGCGCTTCATGCGCTCCTCTTCGGTCGCCGCTGGGGGTCTTGTTGATGTTCTTGTGGATTGCGCGTTGCGCAGTGTTCTAGGGGGCCTTCTACCTTCTGTGGCCTGTGGTGCTTCCTTCGTGCTCGCGAGTCGCTGGGCTACCATCTCTTCCAGCATTCCCCCGAAAAGTTCTTCCAGTTCTTGGTTTAGATCTTCGGCAAGTGCGCTTGGGTCAGGGATTCTCTGTGGATCTTCCTCGCCCATGCGCAACGCAATCCCGAACATGGCTTGCACTGCCTGTCCTGGGTTTTTAGTATGGAAATTTTTCGCAAACTCCAACGTGTCAGGTGCTTCGTCCATGAAGCTCGTAATGTCGGCGGCATACTGACGCTGAAACGCTAAAGTTTCAGTTTCAGCTTTTTCACTCTTGGACCGCTCCGCATTATCTGCCTGCTCTCGTTCGAGTTTACGGATGCGTGTGGCCATTTCACGGTTTACACGCTGGGACTTCCATTCATCCGGGGCATCGTCGCCCATCTCCTCGTCGTACAAAGCTCCCGCAACATCGCCATATCCATCCTCGATACCAAGCTCTCGCAGTGTCCCAACAGGGTCATCCAACATACTTGACTTCAAGGAGTTGAGACGCTTCTCTAACGCTTCGGCGCGGCCTAACCGCTCCTCTAGCTCGCGCTCTCTGGCTGATATGCGTGTGTCACGTTCTTTTGCGCCCTCTCTCGCTTTCCGTTCCCTACGAGCAAGGGACGCAAGCCTTGACGACTCAGTTCCTACGTTCTCTTCACCCGGTGTAATGGGTTGGTCGTCGTCGAGGGGGACACCGTTCCCAGTTTCCACCTCTTCATTCTCTTCTGCCGTTTCCTGTGGCTCTGCCACCTCTTCGGCTACTTCTTGGGTTCTACCTTCTAGCGCTGCCAATGCAGCCACCATTCTTGACTCTTCGGCTACTTCTGGGTTTATCGCTTCTGTCTCTTCCATCTCGTTGCTCCTATGAAGGGATTCCTGTTGGTCTTAGTTGTTGCGCTTGTGTCGCAAGTGCTGCTTGCGGTGGTGGAGCCGCCCCCTGTGGCGCACCTTCCGGTTGTGCCTGGGACATCTGCTCTTGCATCATTTCTTCCTGCATCATCATTTGCATTTCGGCCTGCTTCTCTGCTGCCGCACGCTTCAGTTCGTAGTCAGCGGATTCAATCCATCGCCGCATATCTTCAAGGATGTTTTCAGGTGCTCCGTCCCGTCGGGCTTTCAAATACGCCATCTGGATGCGACGTATCCCCATGGTTAAGTTCTGATAGGGCTCAGGCGGGTCGTACTTGCCATCCAGTAGGTCCTCGATGGTTGCCTCAATGTCCTCTATCGCTGCGTTGTTTATGTCAGCGGCCCGTTCCAGATCTGGATGATTCAGCAATCTCCTGGCCTCGTCGGTGTCGATGATCCCCGCTTGCGACCACTCCACAACCTGCTGGCTTCTGCCTGCGGGAGTGCGGCTGAGGATGGAAGCCGGTTCGAGACGGATGCGGTACGAGCCATCGTTGATCTCGGCTTTCTTAAAGCAAATCTGCTCCACTAGCTTCTTCGAGTGGAAGACGCTCTTGCATTCTCCCCCTCTGCTGTAGATATCGCGTGCAATATCAATAAAGCGCATCGCTGCATCTGGGGAAAGACGTTCGTATTGCTGCGCATTGTATGAAAAGCGCTGTGTACCAATGTCGTTGTATTCCCGTAACGCAACAGCGCTCTCTAATCCTACAGGCTTCTTTGATGTCGCCGCCATCTGTGAAATACCGGCTATTTCAAAGCCCCTTCTCCATAGAGATTCTTTGAATGAGTAAATCTCTTGGGATACTGCCTGTGGAGTATCAAAAACAGGTGGCTTCCCTCGATAAGGGATAATAGCCCCTATCTCGTTGTTGATCTGTATCTTTAGATTTTTCGACGCAATATCAACAAACACTCTTGGGACCGCGATCAGATCTTGGCACTTTTGTATAAATGCATTTAGCTGGTTTATTCTTAGTTGAATGCCAGTAAGCTGTTCAGAGAGCCCTTGACCATAAAAGCCACATATCGGTTCACTCCATCGATAGAACAGGAACGGAAAGTAGTCTTTCGACCACGTTTCTGAAACCAGTGTTGCATTATCGATGCAGATCGTCCTTTTTCCATCCTTTGCACCCCTGCTTGACGGTAAATGGTAACTCTCAACAACAACGGCGATGTTGGGGGTCTCCGTCAAGTAAGCGGTGTGGGATTGCCCGGAAT